TCCAGTGGCACGATCACCATCGCCAATGGAGCCGGTACTGGTAACACAGTCACAATCACTGGTGTAACCCAAACCCTTCCGGTTGGCTTTGGCGTCATTGTTGAAACGACTAGCACCCTTCACACCTATGCGTTTCACCGACTGCAACCAAAGGCGACTGAAGTCACAACTGTTGCGACCAACATCACCAACGTTGTAGCCGCAGGTCAAAACTCTGCAAGCATCAACAACTTTGCAGATCGCTATCGCGTGTCTGCCGCTGACCCAACAGCTCGTGCTGATGGCTCATCTTTGCAGGAAGGTGACCTCTACTACAACACAGCCCAGGATGTGATGAAGGCCTTCAACGGCTCTTCATACGACAAGATTACGCCTGACAGCAGTCAGCTCAACGACATTGCTGTTGTTGCTAACGACATTTCAACGTTTACCGACCTGGGATCTATTGCTGATCCTTTGATTGCAGGTGGCAGTGGTGGAGCTACTGAAATTGTTTCTGACACGCTTGAGGGTGCAGAAGCTAAGACAGTCACTGTTGCTAGTGGTGTGTTTGTCGTCGATGGCGTTTCTAACCCTGTTCTTAGCTTGCGTAAAGGTTGGACATACACGTTTGACCAATCAGACGCAAGTAATAGCAATCACCCGTTTGCCTTCAAGAGCGGCTCTAGTTCATACGCAACTGGTGTGACTGTTACTGGCACTGCTGGTAGCACAGGTGCAAAAGTCGTGTTTAAGGTGCCTGATTCGGCTACCAATTTACGCTATTACTGCACAGTGCATGGTAACGGTATGGGTAACACCATTACTGTTATCGAAGACCCGATTACTGCAAACCAAGATAACGAAACTAACATCAATGCAGTTGCTGGCAATGCAACTAATATCACTGCTGTAGCTGGCAACGCGACAAACATCAATGCTGTTGCAGGCAATGCTACAAACATCAACGCGGTGCAAAGCAATGCAAGCAACATCAATGCAGTTGCTGGAAACGCGACCAATATCAATGCTGTTCAAAGTAATGCAAGCAACATAAATACTGTTGCTGGTATTGCTGCAAACGTGACAACTGTTTCAGGAATTTCAGGCAACGTCACAACTGTTGCAGGAAACACTTCTAACATTAACTCTGTCCAATCCAACGCAAGCAATATCAATACGGTTGCAGGCAGCATTAGCGATGTCAATCGTTATGCAAATGAGTACAAAATTTCAGCCAACGCACCTAGTGGTCCTTCTGCCGGTGACCTTTGGTTTGACACTACTAATGCGACACTCAAGAACTATAACGGGACGGCTTGGCTGAGTATCACTTCAAACTCAGGTATTCAGAACGTTCTTGACGATAATTCACCTGAACTAGCAGCAGCGTTGGACTGCAATAACAACAACCTCACTGAGGTAGGCACTGTTTCTGGTAACAATCTTCAAATCGACTTCGGCACTCTGTAATGGCAAAACTCCTTAAACTTCGACGCGGAACTACAACTCAGCACAACTCCTTTACAGGTGCAGAGGGTGAAGTCACCGTAGATACAACTAAAGATACTTTGGTGGTCCACGACAACAGCACTGCCGGTGGGCGAGCAATGTTGCGTGAAGACCTGGACAATATGCCTGCCTCTGGTGTGAGTGCAGGTACTTATGGATCTAGCTCTGCTATTCCTGCAATTACTGTTGACGCTAAAGGCCGTGTTACATCAGCTACTACTTCTAGTATTGACAGCACTTCTATTGCTAACGGAACCTCCAACGTTTCAGTCGCAAACAACGGAGACATCACTGCAACCCGTGCTGGATCTACAAAACTAACTATTACGTCTGCCGGTGCAACTGTTGCCGGTACTTTGACTGCAACGCTTGCAGCAAATAATGTTGACACAACTCAAATTGCTAGTTCGGCTGTCACAACTGGAAAAATTGCAAACAACGCTGTCACAACAGCAAAAATTGGAGACGATGCTGTAACGGCAGCCAAACTTGACAATACTGGTGTTACTGCCGGTTCTTATGGCAGTAGCTCTGCAATTCCTTCTATCACTGTTGACGCCCAAGGTCGTGTGACTGCGGCTTCTACCAGCTCGATTGATAGCACCTCTATTGCTAACGGCACGTCAAACGTGTCAGTAGCAAATAACGGTGACATTGTTGCTACTCGTGGCGGTAATGAAAAATTCCGAGTCGATGCAACTGGCGTTGTAATGTTGGATAACAACAAAATTCGTATTGGCGACAGTGCTGACCTCCAGATTTATCATGACGGATCACATAGCAGAATCGTAGATAGCGGGACTGGTAATTTAATTACTCAAACAAACAGATTTTCAGTACACAGTGCTGATAACTCTGAGGCAATGATTGATGCTATAGAAAATAGTTTTGTTAAATTATCATATAATGGTAGTGAAAAATTCTCCACCAAATCAGACGGTATCGACGTAACCGGCGAGGTCCAGTGTGACTCGCTTGATGTTGATGGCGGAGCAAACATTCAAGGGAATCTTGTTCTACAAAATCACCTAGACCTTGGCGACGACAATCACATCCGTCTTGGCGCTGGAGATGACCTGAAGATCTATCACAACGGCAGTGACTCTTTTATTATAGACGAAGGAAGTGGTGATTTATACATCAGAGGCTCCAATAACATCTTTTTGCAAAACGGAGCAGGGTCTGAAGCTTACCTTTATTGCACTAATAATGGTGCTGTTCAAGCCTTTTACGACGGCAGCAAAAAGTTTGAAACCAAATCCGACGGCATCGACGTAACAGGTGAAGTCCAGTGCGACAGCCTAGATGTTGATGGTACTGCTCATATCTCTGGTGACTTCACCTTCGACGGTGGTGCTGGTGCGGTGTCTGTCGCTGCACACAGTGACGTGCGATTGAGTTCGGGTAACTGGACTGGTGAAGTTGGCAATAACACTGCGAAACTCCAGTGCCACGCTAACTCTCTTTACTTACAAACCCACGGTACTTACTTTTTCCGCAATGGGTCAGGTCAAAACAAACTCGAAATTGACTCAAGCGGCAACCTGACCGCAGATGGCAACGTCACTGCTTACTCTGACGTAACCCTGAAAAAAGACATCGAAACTATCCCTAACGCACTCGACAAAGTGCTGGGTATGCGTGGTGTCAACTTTACTGTCAAAGAGTCTGACGTTCGTTCTACTGGTGTCATCGCACA